CTTAGATGGTAAATCAACAGCTGATATGACAAGAGCTAAACAATTAAAATCTTTGTTTAGAATGATTACTCCTCATTTAATGTTAAAAGATATTCCATTGGTAGCTGTTAATCATACCTATAAAACAATGGAACTTTATGCAAAAGATGTTGTTGGTGGCGGTACTGGTTCATATTATGCAGCTGATAACATTTATATTTTAGGTCGCCAACAAGAAAAAGAAGGAACTGAAGTAATTGGATATAACTTTATTATTAACGTTGAGAAATCTCGATATACCAAAGAGAAATCTAAAATTCCAGTTTGCGTAAGTTTTAAAGGTGGTATTAGTAAATGGTCTGGTTTAATTGATTTAGCATTAGAATCTGGTATCGTTATTAAACCGAGTAATGGTTGGTATCAAAAAGTTAATTTAGCAACTGGTGAACTTTTAGAGAAAAAATATCGATTAAAAGAAACTGAATCTGCTGAATTTTGGGATCCTATTTTGGAAAGCACTCAATTTAAAGCATTTATTGAAAGTAAATATAAAGTATCTCATGGAGATATTTTTGGTAATGATATTGATGAAGATATTGATGCTGTATTTGCTGATGAGGAATTGGAAGATGCATAGATTAACTAGAATTGATATTAATGATATTTTTTATGTAACGCTTATTATTAGTTTTCTTTGTTGGACAATAGCATCTTGGTTTACTCATATTATAGTTTGTATTAACAATAAAGAATGGTTATTTTTAATTGCCGGAGCCATAATGGCTCCAATTGCGTGGGTTCATGGAACTGGCGTTTGGTTTAATGTTTGGTAGGAGAAAAAAATGGTTGACGAAAGAACAGTTGTAGAGTATAATTTCATTGAGGTCAATGGAGCAAATGGATTAAAATTAGAATCCGGTGAATTTGACGGGGTTATCGTAACATTAAGCGATCTTAGTGTTCAAGATGATGGTACAGATAATCCAGATGGATCTGCTGTGTTAAGTTTTAATTATGATGTCGTTTATGACGCCGAAAAACCAAAAGAATTATTTGAAACTATAGATTTTAAAAATACTATAGGTGATATATTAATGAAAATTCTTACTGACAGTATTAAAGAAGCAGGAGAAAATATTGAATCTGAATACGCTGATTTTGAAGAACCTTCATTACTCTGAAGAATTTACGAGAAAAGTATTACCTTTTTTAAGGGCAGATTATTTTAATGATAGAAATGAACGAACAATTTTTAACGAGATTAGTTCGTTCATTACAAATTATGGAAATATTCCAACATACGAAGCTCTTATTATTCAGTTGAACGAAAAACAAGTTTCAGAAGAAGAACATAAAGAAACGTTTACATTATTAAATGAATTGCATGAAGCTAAATCTGAAACTGTAGATTTGGAATGGTTAGTTGATAAAACGGAAACTTTTTGTCAAGACCAAGCAATCTTTAATGCTGTTAGAGAATCTATTACAATTCTCGATGGAAAACATAAAGATTTATCAAAAGGAAGTATTCCTACATTATTATCTGAAGCATTATCAATATCATTTGATTCAAGCGTTGGTCATGATTATTTGGGTGATGCTGATAGCCGTTATGAATATTATCATAGAACTGAAGAAAAAGTTCCTTTCGGGCTAAACTATTTTAATCTTATAACAAATGGTGGATTACCAAAGAAAACTTTAAATGTTATCTTAGCTCCACCTCATGGCGGTAAAAGTTTAATGATGTGTAACTTTGCAGCTGATTTTCAAACAGCAGGTAAAAATGTTTTATACATAACTTGTGAGATGGCCGAAGAAGAAATTGCAAAACGTATTGACGCTAATTTGCTTAGAATATCTATGGATGATTTAATGCAAATGGATAAATCAACTTTTGATAAAAAAATAAATTATGTTAAATCAAAAACTGTTGGTAAGTTATTTGTTAAAGAATACCCAACAGCTGCAGCTAATGTAAATCATTTTAGAACTTTATTGAATGAATTGCGTTTAAAAAAGAATTTCGTTCCTGATGTAGTGTTTATTGATTATTTAAATATTTGCGCTAGTTCTCGAATGAAGATGTCCGGTAGTATTAACACTTATACATATATTCAAGCTATTGCGCAAGAATTGCGAGGATTTGCTCAGGAATTTAGCATTCCTGTAATTACTGCAACTCAGACAACTAGAAGCGGATCTCAAAGTAGTGATGTTGATATGAGTGATGTATCTGAATCATTTGGTGTTCCTGCTATTGCTGATTTTATGTGTGCAATCATTAACAGCGAAGAATTATATGATTTAAATCAAATGATGATTAAACAGTTAAAAAATCGTTATAGAGATTTAAATTTAAATAAACGATTTGTTGTTGGTGTTGATCGAGCTAAAATGAAATTGTTTGATGTTGAACAATCAGCTCAGGAAGGTATTACTGATGCTGGAAGCATGGATCCATCTGAGTCGTATAAATCTATGCAAAAACAAAATAAATTTGAAAAGAAATCATTTGATGGGTTTAAAGTATGACAAAAAGTGCAGTAGTAATAATTCCAACAACAGGAGCTGATACTCTTATAGAAACAATTGAGAGTGTTGCCAAACAAACATATGATAATGTTACTGCCCTTATTGTGGTTGATGGGAAACAATTTGCATCTAAAGTAAGGAAACTGCTTTTAGGTAAAGGTTTTAGTATTCCTTTGCGAGTTGAATATCTAGATGAAAATGTTGGAGCTAACGGCTTTTATGGTCATAGGATTTATGCAGCTTATTCTCATTTAGTTAATGAGGATTATATTTTCTTTCTTGATCAAGATAATTTGTTTGAGTCAAATCATATTGAAACTATGATTGCTAAATTAGAATCAACTAATTCTGATTGGGCGTATAGTTTGCGTAATATTTGCGATAAAAATGGAAATTATATTTATCAAGATAATTGCGAAAGTTTAGGTAAATGGGAAGCATGGACTAATTGTTATCATATAGATACTAATTGTTATTGTTTTTCAAATAAAGTTGCTGTTACTATTGCGGGAGCTTGGCACGGCGGATGGGGTCAAGATAGAATTGTATTCCAGGCACTAAAACAATATTTTCCTAATTTTGAATGTTCTAACTATTATACAGTTAATTATAGGCTTGATGGTAACGAGGGATCTGTTACTAAAGATTTTTTTGAGCATGGAAATAAATTAATGAGCGAAAAATATAATAATAAATTTCCATGGAGTAAAATATGAAAATTGATATACATACATTATATTGGAATAATGGAGAATATTTAATTAAATCGCAAAAAAAAGTAATGGATCATTTTCAAATACCAGTAATATATCATAATTTAGATGGTTATCCACACGGTAAATGGATGGATGAGGTTCTTGAAAACAGTACGTCAGATATTGTTGGATTTTTTGATAATGATTGCGTCCCTTTAAATAGACAAATTGTTGATTATGCAATAAATTATGTTGCAACAAATAAAACGTTTATTGGTACAGCTCAAGTATCAAATCATATTGCGCCATATTCGCATATATTTGCTGCTCCGTGTTTTTTCTTTATTTGTCGAGAAGCATGGATACAGCTTGGTAAACCTTCTTTTTCTGAAAATACAAGATCAGATGTTGCTGAAGAAGTTTCTTATAGAGCTGAAGAACATAAATTATCATATAAAGCTTTATATCCAACTCATTTTGAGCGAGAATCAACAGAAGGTATTTGGAAATTAAGTAACTATGGATATTTTGGTATAGGAACTGTTTTTGCTAATTCCATCTATCATTTATATCAAGGTCGTTTTAAACAAAATGCAGATTTATTTGCTAAACGTTGCCAAGAAATAATTGATGGTACGTTTACTACAAACGGTATGCGTAATTCAATTTAGGAAATAATTATGAGTAAAATTAGTATAGTAACTGCTTTTTTTGATATTGGTAGGGGAGAATGGACTCCAGATAAAGGATTGCCTCATTATTTACAAAGATCTACTGATGTTTATATCAAAAGGTTTTCTTATTTGTTGAACTTAGATACAGATATTACTGTTTATACATCTCCTGACCTTGTTAATACGTTGACAGAATTAAGCGTTGGTAAATTAGCAAAAACAACTATAGTTGGAATTGATTTATCTGAATTTGATAGTATAAAAGAACGTATTGTAGATATTCAGCAAAACGAATTATTTAAAAATAGTATTTCTCCGAATCAGCTAAAAAATCCTGAATATTGGAATTCAGATTATGTATTGGTTACTAACTTAAAAGCATATTTCGTCGATTTATCTATTAAAAATGGATTATCTAAAAATGATATGGTTGCTTGGATTGATTTTGGTTATTGTAGAAGCGAACAAAATATACCACAAAGTAATTCCTGGGAATATAATTTTGACCCAACAAAACTTCATTTATTTGCATATAAGCAATATGATGGTAAAAATATATTAGAAATAATTGCAACAAATGATGTATACATACTTGGAGCTAAAGTTGTTGCGCATAAATCTATGTGGTCAATTATGGCACAATTAATGAAATCTTCTCAAGATAAATTATTTGAAAATAATTTTGTTGATGACGATCAAGGTTTATGGTTAATTTCCAGTTTAATGGAACCCTATTTATTTGAGTTGCATACAATACCAGATCATCAATTAGGTGGAGATCCTTTTGTTTTGTTTAACGAGTTTAACGATACTGTATGAATAAATTAATAATTTTTGATTTAGATGGCGTTTTAATAGATTCTAGGAATTTACATTATTATGCTTTAAATGAAGCATTAAGTCATATTGATGATAGCTATACTATAAGTATAGAAGAGCATTTAAGCGTTTATGATGGATTAAATACTACAAAAAAGCTTAAATTATTAACTCAAACTAAAGGTTTAGAACCTAAACATTATGATACTATTTGGGAAAATAAACAAAATGCTACATTTAAATATATAAAAGAATTTCAGGAACACTTTTTATTACAAAAGATATTTGCTAAAATAAAAAATAGAGGTTATAAAATTGCTGTTGCTAGTAACTCAATAAGAGAAACTGTAAAATTATCTTTATTGAGTATAGGTGTATTAGAATTTGTTGACTATTACGTTAGTAATGAAGATGTAACTAGAACTAAACCATATCCAGAAATGTATTGGAAATGTATGATAGCTATGAATGCTCTTCCTAAAAATACAATAATTGTTGAAGATAGTCATATTGGTAGACAAGGAGCTATAGATTCTGGCGCGCATTTATTAGCAGTTGATGATTCTTATGAAGTTAATTCAGAACATATATTAGATAGGATTTATAATATGATGGATAAAATCGAAGGAGTTGGTAAAAAGCCTTTGCCATGGAAAGATACAAAATTAACAGTATTAATTCCAATGGCTGGCGCGGGTAGTAGGTTTTCTGCTGCAGGTTATACTTTCCCTAAACCTTTAATTGAGGTTAGAGGAAAACCTATGATTCAAGTTGTTGTTGAAAACTTGAATATAGAAGCTAATTATGTATTTTTAGTACAAAAAGAACACTATGAGCAATACAATTTAAAATATTTGTTAAATTTAATTGCGCCAAATTGTGAAATTGTATTGGTTGATGGTATTACTGAAGGTGCTGCTTGTACAACTTTATTAGCTAAAAAGTATATTGATAATGATAATCCATTGGTTATGACTAATTCTGATCAATTTATTGAATGGAATTCTAATGAATGTTTATATGCATTTTCAGCTGATGCTATTGATGGAGGTATATTAACATTTAATGCTACACACCCTAAATGGTCATATGCTAAAGTCGATGAAACTGGTTTTGTTTCTGAAGTTGCAGAAAAGAAAGTTATATCTGATCAAGCAACAGTAGGAGTTTATTATTGGAAAAAAGGTTCTGATTATGTTAAATATGCTGAACAAATGATTGAAAAGGATATACGAACTAATAATGAGTTTTATGTATGTCCAGTATTTAATGAAGCTATTGCTGATGGTAAAAAAATACGAGTAAAAACTGTTGAAAAAATGTGGGGTATTGGTACTCCTGAAGATTTAAATTATTTTCTAGATAATCATAAAGAATGAAAAACATTATATTTTTTATAACTCATAAAACATTAGGCGTTGAACACGCTACAGCTTGTTTTTATAGTTTATCTAAACAAGAAAATGTTTCTGGTAAATTTGATGCCTTATATATCTACAATACGCACCAAGATGAATTATCAAATGATACGTTAATAGATTTATACGAAAAATTTAATTTAAATACTTTTTTTGCTGAAATTAAATTATTTGATTATAATCCTAATACCGAAAAGGCATTAGGTGCAGATATATCAACTATTAGAAATTACGTTACGGAAAATTATGTTCAAGAAGATAGAGTTTTATTATTAAAATCTGATTGCCTTTTATCTAAAAATTATTTTAGCGATATTCTTTCTTTACCTGTAGATATTCCCGCATATTTTGTTGCTCCATTTATTTGTGCAAAAGAAAGAATAACTGATACTGAAATATTTGAATATATTTCTAGAGATTCGTATATTCAGTCAGATGATATAACGTTTTTTGTGGAAGATCAAATAGGTAGTAGTAATAATGATTTTAATAACCGTCCTGAAGTAAATATAACTGATAATAGCATAAAATTTACTTCTTGTTATGTTATTAGAGATTTTTCTTGTCATTTCCTTTCTGTTGGATTATTTGATTTCGTACATATAGCTGTTCAGAGTTGGGGTGGGGTTAATTTTTCTTCTTTATTTAAGTATTTTATTGGAACTAATCGAAGTTTTGTAGTTCACAAATATCATAGTATTGTTAGTGAAAACAGAGTTACAGATAGAGAAGGTCCAGTTGTTTCTTGGTTAAAGAGTTAGTGTATGAGAATAGCAGTTTTAATAGCAGGTCATATAAGATCATGGGATTTTTGTAAACAAAATTTTTTAGAAAATTTGTATAACGCCAATCATCAAATTGATGTTTTTGTTGACACGTATAATGAAATTTTTAGGTCAGATTATCATCTTCATAAAGAATATGAAATGAATATTATTAAAAATTCTGATCAAATTAAACAAATGTTTTCTGGTATTAATGTTGTAAATTTTGGTATAGAACCTGAGGTTGTTGGACCCCCTCAAGATATGCAAAAAAGAAAATTATTACGAGTATTTAATGATTTTTTACAACATGAAAATATTTATGGAACATATGATTTAGTTATAAGATATAGATTTGATATATTATTAAATAAACCTTTAAATTATGAATATATATTACAAGAATGTACCAATAATCCTAAATTAATTTTTATTGGTGATGGTGCTGTTCATATGCCGCAAAACGATATGATGGCAATATGTAATTTCGATGCATTTAAAATATATTTAAATAGATTAAATACTTATCCATATCAACTTGATCCAATGATACATCATTATAGTATGGATCATTTAATAGCAGATTTTGGAATTGAATATAGCCAAACAATTGGTATTTCTATTGTTAGGCTTGATGGTAATAAAAATTATAGGATTGAAAAATAATGGTGAATTTATATAATAATGAATCAGATATACATGATAATCAAAATATTTATGATTCGTTTAATAATTTTATTTTTAGTAATGATAGAAATGTTTTTAATAAATTACATAGTAAATTTGAATTTTACGATAAAACAAAACATTTACTTGGAGATATTGTAGAATGCGGGGTATTTAAAGGTTCTGGTTTATTATCTTGGTTGAAAATTTTGGATATTAATGAACCGCATAGTATTAAAAAGGTTATGGGTTTTGATTTTTTTAATCCATCATTTGTAGATGAATTAAAAGATGAAACTGATAAACGAACAATGCAACAAGTTTTTGATCGAGATAAAGATTTAGATTTAAATTCTATTTCATATGATGGTATATCTAAAAAAATTATTTCAGCTGGATTTAATACTTCTAAGTTTGAATTGATACAAGGTGATGTTAGTAAAACTTCTAAACAAATTGTTGTTTCTAGACCTGGATTTAGAATTAGCATTTTATATCTTGATATGGATTTAGCAGAACCAACATATGATGCATTAGTTAATTTTTGGGATAATATTGTTTCAGGTGGTATTGTTGTATTTGATGAATACGCATATCATAGTTGGAGCGAAGCTAATGGGGTAGATAAATTTATAAGAGAATTTGGTATTGAATTGCATAGAACAAATATTAAAGCCCCTACTGCATATATTATTAAACCATGAAAACTGCAATATTATTAGTTGGAAACATAAGAACTTGGTCTTATTGTAAAGAAAATTTTTTACAAACATTTGGACATTTAAATCCTGATATTTTTGTGTCGACGTATAATTTACAGTATAATCATCATCCATATATACGAAATTTAATTGGAGATAATGAAGATGCATGGCTAACCAATGAAGAAATTGCTGATATTTTTTCTGGAATTAATGTTAAAAATATTAGTATTGATAGTAATTTACATTATAATTTGCCTGAAGATGTTAATAGTTTATTTACCGGATTAGAAACTACATTTTTTCAATATCTTAAATTTTTTCAATCTGTTCAAATACTGAATGAATATGATGAATATGATTTGGTTATTAAGACTCGTTGCGATTTATTATATAACCCAATTAATTTTGATAATGTTTTAAATTCTATTATTATTGATTCGGGTAATGTTTATCCTAATGATTGTATTTTAATCGCAAATAAAAATAATATTGTAAATATTTCTGAATTTATTATGCAAGAATTTTTTAATCCAATATATAGCAATAGTCATGATACTCCTCCACATGGACTATTGTGTAATGCTATTAACCATTTAAATATTCCTGTTCAGCAACAAAAAATTATGAATTGTGTTGTTAGAAAGGGAAATAAAATACAACAATATTAATATGAAAATTATATCGCATAGAGGAAATTTAACTGGACCTTGTTCAGATACAGAAAATCATCCCGATCAAATTAATTTATGTATATCTAAAGGATATGATGTAGAAATTGATTTGTGGTTTATAGATGGAGATTATTTTCTAGGGCATGACACTCCAACTTATAAAACTTCTTTTAGTTTTTTATTGGAAAGAAAGGATAAATTATGGATTCATTGCAAAAATCAAGATGCTGTATTTGCGTTTAATAACACTGGATTTAATTATTTTTGGCATCAAGAAGATGATATTACATTAACTTCTCAAGAATTTATTTGGGCTTATCCAGATAAGCATGCAAAATATTTTAAAAACCTTGTTATATTGAATTTTACAAAAAACGTTGATTTTGATTTTTATAAAAGCCGTGGAGTATATGCAGTTTGCATTGATTATATTATAGGTAATTAAAATGAAAATAGCTTTTCAAACGAATACAATTTGTCATAGAGGTACCACTGTGGCAATTTTAGATTATGCAAAATATAATCAGGAAATTTTAGGTAATGAGAGTATAATTGTTTATCCTACAAATTTTAGTGATTCTGGAGTTAGTTCTGATTCATTAACGCAACAAGATGTTTTGGTGGAAGTTAAGAAACAATTTACCGTAATCGGTTATACTTCTCTTGCTGAATTGGATAAAATAGTAGAAGATAATAATGTTGATGCTACTTATTTTATTAAAGGTGGATTTAATGATGGTTTAGTTACAACAAAATCTAAAAATTTAATTCATGCAGTATTTCAGGCTAATCAGCCTCATGGAGACAAATATGTTTATATCTCAGAATGGTTGTCGGATTATGTTAGTAATGGTAAAATTGATTTTGTTCCACATATAGTTGATTTACCAAAAACTAAACAAACTAATTTTAGAGAAAAATTAGGAATAGATAAAAATAAAATAGTTGTTGGTCGAATTGGTGGGTTGCACCAATTCGATATTCCTTTTGTGTTAGAAACTATTGCTCAATTTGCATACAAAAATTTAGATTATGTTTTTGTATTTGTAAATACATTTAAATTCATTAATTTACCAAATGTTATATTTATTGATCCAATAATTGATGAACAAGAAAAAACTGATTTTATTTTATCTTGTGATGCGATGATTCATGGTAGAAGCGATGGAGAATCTTTTGGTTTAGCTATTTGTGAAGGGTTATTTCATAATAAACCTGTATTTTGTTTTAATGGTGGTCGTGATAAACATCATATAACTTTATTAAAAGATAGTGGATTATTATATAATAATGCTATTGAATTGCGCGATATGTTACTTAATGTTAAATTATATAATAAAAATTATTCTAAATTAGTAGAAAAATTTAACCCGCATACAGTTATGGAAAAGTTTAAAACCGTTTTCCTTGATTAAAAGTGCTTGACAATATAGATGTTTTATATTATAATAGGGCATCTATTTAAAAAAAGGTGATATATGAAAGTATTGGTTACTGGTGGTTGCGGTTTTATTGGAAGTCATTTAATTGATGCACTAGTTGACTCTGGTTATACCGTTGTTAATGTTGATGATTTGTCAGCTGATAATGATCAATTTTATTTTAATGAAAACGTTAAAAATTATCATTTTGATATTTGTAATACTAAACAATTAATTTCAGTTAGTAAAGGGTGTGAATTTATATTTCATTTAGCCGCTGAATCTAGATTAGGTGCTTCTATTGCTAATCCAAGAAAAGCAATTGATTCTAATATTAAAGGCGTTGTTTCTGTATTAGAAGCAGCGCAGGCAAATAAAATTAAAGGTATTGTTTTCTCTTCAACTTCTTCCATATATGGGTTAAATGCTAATTTTCCATTAAAAGAAACTGAGCGAGAAGATTGTTTAAATGCATATGCATCAACCAAATACGCAGCAGAATTATTTTTGAGAAACTATTATGAAATCTATGGAATTAAATCAGTTATTCTTCGTTATTTTAATGTTTATGGCGAACGTTCTCCAAAATCTGGCCAATATGCGCTAGTATTAGGTATCTTTGAAAAATTATTAAAAGATGGTAAACCATTAACAGTTACTGGTGATGGAACTCAAGAGCGAGATTTTATACATGTAAAAGATATTGCTCAGGCTAATATACGGTGTATTGCTAATTTTGATGCAAACCCAGATATGTGGAAAGCTCAAGTATTTAATATTGGATATGGACAAACAAAAACTATTAATGAAATTGCTAATACTTTATCAGATAGTATTGTTTATATTAAAAAACCCGCTGGTGAGGCATTAAATAATTTATCAGATAATACTAAATTTAAGTTAGCAACAGATTGGGTTCCAACTATAAATGTGCTTGACTGGATTAAAGAAAAACTATTATAATATAAATAGTTAATTATATTATACACATTAAACCAGAGAGGTTATATGCTAAGTTTTAAAGATTTTCTTGTTGAGAACGAGGAAGAAGGTGCTAAATTAAAGCACATTAAACATCCAGAAGATAGAGTTTTTGAAGGTTCAAATGGATATGCTCATGCTCGAGGTGCATTGCATCATGCGCATGATGCAATTAAATCTGGAGAACATAGCACTAACCTTACTATGAAATACGATGGATCTCCTTCCATCGTATATGGTCATCATCCAGAGAATGGTAAATTCTTTGTAGCCAGTAAATCTGCATTTAATAAAAATCCAAAAATAAATTATACTCACGAAGATATTGAGCAAAACCATGGCCATGCTCCTGGATTAGTTGAGAAGTTAAAAGATTCGTTGGATCATTTACATAAAATTACTCCAAAAAAGGGTGTATATCAAGGCGATTTAATGTTTAGTGGAGATGATAAGAAACATAATGATAATGGATCCGTATCATTTACTCCAAATACAATTAAATATACTGCTCACGGCGAAGAAGCAGATAAAGTTAAAAAAGCAAAATTAGGTGTTGTTACTCATACTCAGTATCATGGAGATACCTTATCTTCTATGAAAGCTGATCCTCATCCGGATTTACATAATTTTAAATCTCATGATCATGTTTGGAGTAAAACTCCAGAACATGATACCAAAAACGTTCATTACAGCGAATCTGATCAAGCTAAATTTCAAAAACATATGGATGCCGCTGATAAAATTCATAAAACGCATAAAGATACTATGTATGATGCTACAGCTCCTCATGGTGGTGACAGTGGGCATTTAGCGACATATATTAATCATACGGTTAGAACTGGCGAAAAACCTTCTGCAGATGGATTGCAGAATCATATAGCAGGTAAATATGAAAAACAAATTGATAAGTTAAAAAGTGATGCAGGTAAAGCTAGAAAACATACTGAACTGACTAGTCATCTATCTCATATTGCTGGTAATTCTGATCATTATAATCGTTTATTAAAAATGCATGGCCATTTACAGTCGGCTAAAAATATTTTAACCAAAACATTAAATCAACATGAAGGTGGATTAGAACACCATATTGGTGACAAAAGAACTAATCCGGAAGGATTTGTTATTCATCATAATGGAGAACCAACTAAACTTGTTAATAGAGAAGAATTTTCTAAAGCTAATTTGTTAAAGGTACGTTAATGAGCACTAAAAATCCTGTTGTTACTGCTTTTGGTAGAATGAATCCACCTACAACTGGGCACTTACAGTTAATTAATGCTGTTCGTTCTACTGCAGAAAAAGAAAATGCTGATCATGATATTATCGCTTCAGGTAGTCATGATCCAAAGAAAAATCCATTAACTTCAGAACACAAATTAAAACATTTATCTAGATATTCTCCTGGAACTAATTTTTCTGTAGCTGATTCTAAATCTCCAACATTATTACATCATTTATCTAAATTACACGATAAAGGTCATGATCATTTAATTTATGTTGCGGGTTCGGATCGCACAAAAGATATGGAAGAATTAATACATAAATATAATGGAGTGCCATCTAAACATGGATATTATAATTTTAAAAAGATAGAAGTGCGTTCAGCTGGTCATAGAGATCCAAATGCAGAAGGAACTGCTGGTATGTCTGGAACTAAAATGCGAGAATTTGCTAAAAACAATGATTTTCATTCATTTAGACAAGGAGTTCCATCTCACGTTTCAGATGATCATGCAAAAGAATTGATGAGTGATGTTAAATCTGGTATGAATGTTCATGAATCATATATTCGTGGATTTTTAAACAAAATAAGACTATTTTAAAATGCAAAATAAACAAGCAATTTTTATTATCGGATCTCCTGGAT